CTTGTGTGATCATACGTCTGTTCTGCTAAGACCCCTGACTGGACCTTCCATGGAAAGTGCAAGCCATAATCCATTGATCTAGTAAGGATAAACGGTGATTTGTTTATCTCAGTCATTAATAGCTATACTGGTGAATATTCCAGTACATCATTCAGTCCCTTAAATGGAATCTTATTACGTGTGTTAGCAACTCATGTTAGTAAGCCTGTCTGGTGTGTCTAATGTAATATATGCTACAATAAATAACATATTTAAACAAAAGACAGAAGGTAAAATGTGGTTTAAAGCATCTTTGATGCCTTTATACCTACAAAGAACCATCTTGACCTTTGGACTTAAAGACCTTTTACCAGCTTTCAGACTTTTAACAAGAAGAATTATGAAATTATATAATTCTCAAGTAAAAAGAAAGAATTTAAGATTTGTTTTCACATATCTTAAAGAAGTTTTCTTGGTTTACCAATTCAACTTCCTGGGTCATCAGTATACTCCTAAAGTTAGGGTTGCTGTTGATTCAAAAGGATACCCAAAGATTATTCCTATGATTATTAGACATTCTAATGAAAATAGAGTTTATTCTGCTGTTTTAACCATTTTGGGAGTTCACAGAGTGATTCCGTGGTGGCCAAAAGTTGACTTAACGTCAATCATTGCACCACATTCAGGTGTTTCTACAACACTTTCCAAATCTCTTTTATTAAAAGCGAAAAGGAACCTATTGAGCTTAAATCCAAACAGTAAACATATAAAGTTACCCAAAATTAAGGGTTTAACTTTAATGTCTGCTGGACCTAATGGACCTGTTAGTATGTTCTCTATAATAGAGGATGCATTAGCATTCTGGTTTCATAAAGGTTATACTTGGAATCTAATAAAGTGGTATCTAGACCATGGTGGTGCTAGATACGCTTTATCTCTTATCCTTATTATGATTCTTGGTTATCCATATCTTTTAGTTAATGGATTTTCCAAAGAATATAATTTAGGAAAGTTATCTACTGTGTACGACGTAGCTGGTAAAGCCAGAGTTATTGGTATAACTAACTGGTGGATCCAAATTGCTTTGTATCCTGTTCATAAGGCAACTTTTAGTTTCCTTAAGAATTTACCTACTGATGGAACCTTCAATCAACATGGCCCTATTAAGGCTATGATTGAAAGAGGTGTAACAGAAAACATTTATTCTTTAGATCTTACTGCAGCAACTGATAGGTTGCCGTTGGATCTTCAAGAACATGTTTTATCTCTATTCATTGGTGAATCTAATTCATCAATGTGGAGGAATCTTATAAGTATACCATTTGCTTACAACGGAAACTTAATCAAGTATTCTGTTGGTCAACCTATGGGTGCTTATTCTTCATGGTCTACTATGGCTTTAACACATCATATGATTGTTCAAGCAAGTAGTCCCACTCCCACTTCAGAATATGCTATTCTGGGTGATGATGTGGTTATTCATGGTAAAACTCTTAGTGAGTGTTACTTAAATATTATGAAGACACTCGGTGTTGAAATTTCAGAGAGCAAAACTTTAATTAGTCCAACTCACTGTGAATTCGCAAAGAAGATTTTCGACTTTGCCACCGGTAATGAGATTTCATGTTTGGGACCGAAGTTAATATTAACGACGGTGAGAACAAAAGCGTTTTCTTACATGTTGATCATTGAATCTCTTAACAGAGGATTAATATCATCCATGCCAGACGTGGTAAGAATGCTACATCTATTTAAAATAGATGTTGGCTTCGGATTATGGAGCATATGTAAAAGTGTAGGCATTGATAAACCCTACCAATTAGCCGGATCTTTCGATCAGGTGAATTGGCTAGAGGTTTTACCTATGTCTTTTACAGCTTCTCAAAGGTACATAGTGTATAATGCTGTCAGTGCATTATGGCTAACGTCCCAGAGAAAAGCAACTGCTTTAGCTAGAGAATCATATTCATCGATCAGTTTTAAGGATTTCCTTAATCCTGAAGGAAAGAATAGATTGCCAATCCAAGGTATTCTTTATTTACCTTTAGCTTATGTGTCTCCAGGATACTGGATAATCTTAGCAAAGCTGTCTAAGCTTGTCCAGCCTAAAACCATCCTAAAAGGGGATGGGTCTTGGGAACATATTATATCTATTAAGTCTGGATTGAAGGATATCGATTATTATAATCCATCACCTTCCATCCAAGATCTTAAAGCACTTGATAAGTTGTATAAATCATTCATCAAGGAGGTAAGATTAAGTTTCAATGACTTAATGATATCTCCTGATGGTGATTTCTATTAATTATTAAGTTTTCTTTATGTCCTTAAACCTAATCCCTTAGTAGGGTTGCCCTTTTCAGGGTGGGTTGAGACTCTGTATGTGGAGATCACATACCCAAGTTTAAATTTCCTTAAAAGGATCCCGTG